CTCCCATCCTCCAGGCCCCGCTCCGCGACGGCCATGGCGCCGGTGAGCTTCCAACCCTGCGAGATGCCGATGATCATTTCCTCCGGTATCCCGGCATCAATGAGCGCCTGGTACACCACCTTGTGCGTGCGCTCCGGGTCCAGGCCTATACGCGCCAGCAGGCCGGCGTCGTAGATCTCCTTGCAGATCGCCGCAAGCTCCTCCAGATCCTGCCCCGGGCGCTCCACCACGACGAGGTCGCCGTCGCGCTCGAAGTCTCGGTATCTCGGCTCCTCCGACTTACGCCTTTCGATGCCAATGGGGTGGATCCAAGCCTTGTTCCAGAGCGCGCAGCGAGTCACGCCTCGGTATCGCCCCTCAACAGCTAGGCCCAGCAAGTCATCCAGCCCTCCACCGTCGATCCCGACCACAACGACCTCGCACTCGCGCAGGATGTATTCGAGCGAAATGCGGCGGTTCCCACGAAGCTCCCAAAACTCTGTGCCGGCCCAGCTGTTGGAACGCTGCTTCAGGCCGACCTCAACGTTGCCGTACTTGGCCAGCATGCCTTTGAGCGACTCCTTGCCCTCCTGCTGCGCCTTGCGAAACTCGCGCTCCAAGAATGGCCGGTCCACCGAGTACCCCAGATTGGGGTTCACCATGGCCAGGTTCTCCAGGAGCATGCAGCCCTCGTTCTTCACCAGCTCTGGCGGGTGCTCGAACAGGATGGGTAGGAACTCGGGATCAATGATGGTGCCGTCGCGCACACCCCTCGCGTACTCCAGCTTCTCCTTGAACACGCCCGCGGGCTCCTCGTCGCTCTGGGTGGTGATGTACAGGATGAATCCTTCGGGGCGTGCAGCCAACCCGCCGCCAGCTTCCCGCAGCATGTCCTTTGCCTTGGCGATCTTGCCGAACAGCCAAAGCTCCTCCACCAGCAGCACGGCAGACTTCTTGCCGGAAACGGTATTCGTGTCCGCTGCGATCACCTTCAGCTTCGCGCCCATGCTGCGATGGGTCAGGATCCGCTGGGTGTCCTGCACATGGATCAGTTCCGCCAACTCGCTGTAGGGCTCCTCGTCCTCGTCTTCGCTCTCCTCCAGGTACTGCACCATGTCTTTGGCGGGAGTGAAGCTGTTGTCAGCGACCTCCTTGGTTGGCGCCAGGATGGTGAACTCTGCCGACCGGCGCCAGTTGCGCACCAAGCAGGTAAGCATGATGGATGCCGCCAAGCCGGACTTGAAGTTCTTCTTCGGCAGCATCACGAACCATTCCTTGATGAGCCGACGGCCGCTCTTGGCGTCGTAGGCCCCGAAGATGGTTGCGGCCAGGTCAAAGATCCACTGTCCGCAGGCGTCAGCCATGCGCGGGCTGCCCGGGGCGTCCACGATGCGCAGATCACGCATCACGGCCAGACCCGCCTCGGCCTCCTCAGGAAAGATCGGCGGCGGAATGATCGAGCGACCCTCCCGGATCCGCTCAGCCCAATCAACGCATGCGGTAGACCATTCAGGCATCCGGCACCTCCTACTGCAGGTTCGGCGGCGCGGCCGATGCGTACTTCCCACTCTTCGCCCGGGTGGCGGCAGCGCCAGCGCGTGCGGCCTTCTTGCCCCCGTTCTCGCCGCGGCGGACTTCGGCCGACAGCAGAGCTTTCGCAGCGTCAATCCGCAGCTTGGCTTCGGTGCCGCTGTCGTTCATCACCGCCTTCAGGAACTTGGCGGGCTCGTCGTAGGTGACGCTCAGATTCAGGTATGCGGGCTCTTTCGACGGACGGCCGGCGCCCGGACGCGCGCCGCCGCTGCGCCCTTTGACTCCGGACATAGCAACTCCATTTGAATTATTTGAATAGGGGGAAATTTCTTGCGCGTGCGGAACAGGGCGGTCTAGAGGCCGCAGGCCTGCGAACTTTGCATAGCCCCTCCCCTCCAGTCACCTTGCCGATGGCCCTGGCACGCGCATAGAAGCCCTGTACAGGGCAAATGCCAGTCGGCTGGCGTGCGACGGTATGCCTGCCCTATGAGTGTCTAGAGCCATCTATCATCAAGACCAACCAGAAAGGAGCACCGATGCAATACGCAATCTTCGACACAGGCCCGGGATTCTTGCAATGGATGGGAGAAGCCGCTGATCCCGTTTCTGCAATCAAAGCGCTTCACGAGGAAGCCAAAGAGTTCGGCGCGGATGATCAAGACCCGGCAGAAGCATTCATCGTTATCTACGAGCTGCAAGATCAAGAAGTCGCGAAGCTGGATGAGTTGCTCACGAAGGGCGATCACATCTATCAGGACTTCGAGGACGAAGGCCAAGAGTTCACATTGGCAGAGGTTCGTAAGATCGCGGGGCTATAAGCCTCGGCTAGTCTCCTCGCGCTGCTTGTCTCGACTGTGATGGGCAAGGTCGTAAGCCTTGCTCATATCAGGTAGCCGCTTCCTGCGCGGCCCCGTCTTTGCCCTGGTCGACACAAGAGCCAGATCTGGTGCGATCCCCTTATCCAGGCGGGCGGTAATAGTTGCTTGCGCCAACCCCAAGCAGCGGGACCAATCAGAAATGCACATCGTCAGGCCGTGGGCGGTAACAACTCGCCCTCCGGCCTTCATCGCGTGGCGCATCTTCGGCAGCCCCCGCTTCTGATTGCACGTAGGGCACGAAGCCGCAAGGTTCTCTATGCGGTTGTCCTGAACCCGGTCATTGAGATGGTCCACATGCATGTCGCGCCAGGTCACTTGCTTGCCACACCCAGCGCAAGCAAAAGGCCCCTCGCCGTGATGCCGATAGAACACCGCACGATGTTGGAGCACACGCTTTGACGAGCGGCTCAAAGGATGGCCTGGCAGATGCTCCAGAAGGTAGCCACCCGAGTGCTCCAGCGTGCCGGCCTTTAGGTTGCTTTTCTTGTCCACCGATCCATGCCGCCGGACCCTCGCGTAGTGCATTTCACACAACTCAGCCGAGTTCGATCTGGCAGGCTTGCCGCACGAATCGACGCAACAGATATGCTTGTTTTCAGCCACGGCCGACTCCTTTCCAGTTGGCGAAAGCAAGAAGCCCCTGTAGTGCGTCAACACTCAGGGGCTTCGTATTGGCGAACCGGGCCTACCGGCTCATTCGGTTCTCTTCTCGTTGCTTATCAGAAGAATGGTGACGAGTGCACAAAGGAGACCAATTGCTACGATCCCAGAACAGCGACTGATCCCCGCGATGCGGAGTGATGTGGTCAACAACCGTTGCCGCCTCAACCCTGCCCCGCGCCTGGCACATGAGGCACAGCGGGTGCTCGCGCAGGAACTGCTCGCGGGCCTTCTGCCACTTGTAGCCGTAGCCGCGCTGCGCTGCCGTCTGGTCGCTGGTGCGCCAGTTGCCGGCCTGCATCGTCTGCACGCGGCGGGTGTCGAGCACGGGTACAGAGCTTTTGAGCGTCTGGAGCCTGGCCATCAGCGGATCTCGCGGCCAATCTGGATGCGGAAATAGGGCTCACGCCCCAGCATGGAGAGCGTCAGGCCCGTGACCCAGTAGCCCAGCGAGATCAGGTGCTCGGCTGGACCCCACTTCGCGGCCACCATCGGCCCCTTGGCGTCCGTCTCGCCCACCCAGCAGGGAATGCCGTACATCGCGCCATGGTTGGTGAAGCCCAGCGCCAGCGCCTGCTGCTTGGTCATGTAGTCGAGGAGTTTGGCGATGCGCTCTTTCATCGTCAGCCCTTCGCCATGCCCTCGGACTTGAGGGCGTTGAACTCATCACGGCTCACCCTGCGCTCCACGATCTCTGCGGTCACGAAGCTGAGCTTCACTACGCCGGCCAGTTGCCCAACGCCGCGCGGGGTTTCGAGCTTCAGCACCTGGCCAATGGGGTGGCCATTCACGAAGATCAGCCGTCTGACGCCATCGTGGAGGATCTCCACCTTCTGGCCCAAGTCAGGCGCCAGCGCATGAGGCTGCGCCGGGATCATTCGTTCCACGGAATCTTCGAGATGGCGGTAAACAACGCCTTCAGCTTCTTCAGTCTGGGACATGTGAATCTCCTTGGCGGCGGGATAGGTGCCGCCACGCAGGCCTTGCACCCCATGCGCAATGCATGTTTTGCCGGGTGCACATGATGACGGCGAACAAGACGCCTATTTCTGTCACAATTTGCATTCAACTCAGGAGGACTAGATGTTTCATTGGAATCGCAACATTGGAAAAATAGGGTGGGTAGGCATCACCATTTCAGCTGTTTATCTAGTTGTATTACATTGGATTATTGGGGGCCGATGGTGTGAACTTCGAGACCAAGAGCTGAATAACATTGGCGATTTTCTCGCAGGCGCCTTTGGCCCTCTGGCAATTCTTTGGCTTGTGCTCGGATTTTTTCAACAAGGCATAGAGCTTAGGCAAAATAGTGCAGCTTTGAAGCTGCAGGCTAAAGAGCTTGCCAATTCAGTCGAACAGCAAAGACAGCTCGTTGAAACGTCTCGTGATTCTCTTTCTGCTCAGCTTAGGGGCCTTGAATACGGAGAAAAAATATCAAAAGAGAGCAAGAGGCCAGTACTTTTAATACAAAAAAATGATACTCAACAGGCAGGTGACCACAATGGAAAAGACAGATGGGTCATTACCGCATTTCTAATAAATTCTGGAACATTATGCTCCAATTTCACAATAAAATCCACGTCAGGTCATATACGCTGCAACCTACCAAAAGTTGTATCCCACCCGAATCAGGAATTTCTAATTGTGTTAGAAATAAACTTAAGTTATAAGGACTATGACAAAGATACGCTTATTTTAACTTGCAAGAACTCTGATGGGGACCCGTATTCCACTAATTTGCAAATTATAAAGACTGCAGCAATGCGCCCCGAAATAGTTAGCAATGGTCGATTTGAGCCAGTCTAAGAGTTAATAACCTCGGAATAATTTACCATCGGATGATTCAGCCAAAAGGGCTATAACTGGCGAGTACCGCGTACAAAACGCTTAGCTAAAAATTAAAGCCCGCTGGCAAACCTAGCGGGCTTTTTCTTTGGGCGCTACACCTACAGGCTGACGATAACCTTGAACCAGTCAAACCGCGTTAGGAACGAGACGAACACCAAAGCAGCAAGGAGCCACCTCAGCTTGGGATAGCGCCAAATGCTGGGGACCAGTATGAGCGCAGCCAAGAAGCAGAGCGCTACCAGGATGATGTCTGACATGAGGCAATTATCTTGGAGGATCACATCTATGAAACAAACAAGAAAGCCCGAAGGCATTGCCAGCGGGCTTGTGATCTGTAGGGGCGTGCTCCCCCATCGCTTCCATGTCTTGCCAGACTCACCGCCTGGGGACGTTTATCGGGGTGAGCGCTGGCGGCATCGTTGGCGCCTGCGCTCTAGGCACGCAGTATACCTCAG